CTAGTGACCAAGCCGAAGATCGCTGGATTCGGAATGAACTTCCAGAACTGCCACAACATGCTATTCGTTGGGTTGTCTGATTCATGGGAAGCATACTATCAGGCAATCCGCAGGTGCTACAGATTCGGGCAAGACAAGCCAGTGAACGTCAAAATCGTACTGGCAGACATTGAGAAGGACATCTTTACGAACGTGATGCGCAAGGAGGCTCAAGCTACTGCTATGTCAGAACAACTTATCAACAACGTCCAACAATATGAGCGAGAGGAAATCGAGGAAGCGTCAGCGGTTGAATTCAACTATTCCGAGGATGAAGAAGTAGGAGAAGGGTGGAAGATCAAATTAGGCGATAGCACTGAACGTCTCCGGGAGGTAGATACGGATAGCATTGGGCTGTCCGTCTTCTCCCCTCCATTCCTATCGCTGTATACGTATAGCCCTACTGAGAGGGATCTAGGCAACAGCAAGACGCCCACTGAGTTCTTCACTCACTTCCAGTACATCATCGACGAGCTGCTACGGGTTACGTTGCCCGGTCGTAATTGCGCTGTCCACGTTGCACAAGTTCCTGCCACGAAGATCCATGACGGGTATATCGGCCTGAAAGATTTCAGGGGAGATGTTATCAAGGCGTTCGATGAGCGCGGATGGCACTACTACGGCGAGGTGTGTATCGACAAAGATCCACAAGCGCAGGCGATCAGGACGAAAGCCAAGTCGCTAATGTTCGTCACGCTCAATAAGGACTCATCTTCCCTGCGTCCTGCGCTCGCTGATTACGTCCTCGTGTTCAAGAAGCCGGGAGAGAACGAGCTGCCAGTGCTACCAGTTGAACACGGCGAGATGGACAATAACACATGGATCGAGTGGGCGCGTCCTATCTGGTACAACATCCGAGAGACGAACACTCTCAACGTACGAGTAGCTAGGACGGAGAAAGACGAGCGCCATATCTGCCCGCTACAGCTTGAGACTATCGAGCGGTGCGTGAAGCTATGGAGCACTCCAGGCGACTTGATCCTAGACCCGTTTGCTGGCATTGGATCTACTGGATACGTTGCCATCGAGAACAACAGAGAGTTCGTAGGTATCGAACTGAAGCCTGAATACTTCGCTGTCGCAGTGAACAACTTGCACGCAGCTCAACGCAAGGCGACGCCGTTAGATCTGTTCACTCAGGCTGATGACGAGGCGACATGCCAAGCAACCTAGAATCAGACTTCGCGTTCGCGCTGAAGGCCATCGGATGCGAGATGGTCCGAGAATACCAGTTCCATCCTAGCCGCAAGTGGCGTCTCGACTTTGCGCACGTTGAAACGCTGACCGGACTAGAAATCGACGGTGGAGAGTTCTCAGGTGGAGCGCACGCGAGAGGAGTCGGTATGGCCAACGATTACACCAAGCGAAATAGCGCGACGGAGATGGGCTGGGCGGTCTTTCAGATAACGGGAGCGATGTGCAAGAAAGACCCTATCGGATTGGCTGAGATGGTCAAGCGCGTCATCGCTGAGAGGTTGGATTCATAGCATGAATACGTTATAATCGTTCATGCGGGCGGTCCTCCGGGATGCCTTCGCGTGTCCGCCAACTAGCGGCGGGCCGCCCCACATCTACTAGTTGAGGTGATAGGAATGACAACGCAACATGGCTTTGGCGCTAGAGAGATACTAGTAAACGGAGTGCCTTATGAGTCTTACGAAAGCTATCTTGAAGAAACTCGCGGCGATCCTAGACAATGTTTCATCTATCTATGCCAATGCGCTCCGTTGACATACAAGATAGGATGGAGCGTCGATGTAGATAAACGGTTAAAGAGATTGCAGCGCACTCGTGATTACCCATTGCGAATGGTTATGGTGATTCCTACGATTCAATATGGAGGACAAACCCCTGCGCTTGAAGGTATCATCCATCGAGAGCTATCTAAGAAGAAGATATGCGGCGAGTGGTTCATGCTGAATGATGACGACACGTTCGATCTCATAGCAAGGCACGCTGGGCGGTGGATATGAGCGTAGAGAGACAGCAACAAATCGGAGCCGCATACATCCCTTCGCATATCATGTGCGATCAGTCGTTGACAATCACACAGAAAGTCCTATGGGGGCGCATTCAAGGACTATCAACAAAGCAAGGCTACTGCTACGCATCCAATGAGTGGATAGGCAATCAGATAGGACTCAAGAGCGGGACAGTATCGAACCTCATATCTAGGCTAGTCAAAGGTGGATACCTCAGCCGCAAGATCATTCGTGACGATACAGGCGCGATAACTGAGCGATGGTTATATCCAATCTGCAAGCAAGTAGATGAGGGGGTATCCACGCAGAAATTGATAGGGGTACCAACGCAGAAATTGATACCTATCAACGCAGAAATTGATACCCCTATCCACGTAGAAGTGGAAGATAGTGTTAGAGATATTAGTGTTAGAGAAGAGTCTAAGAAAGACCTTCCTTCGGACAAGCCGAAGATGGCGAAAGATGATCTTAACCGACTGACTGAGAAGTACGCAGAACTGCAAGGCTCACGTCCACGAGACAAGGCATGGCTACCTATCCAGCAAGGAATGAAGGCGATGGCCGTGCATGAGGGCTATTCGATTGACGAGATAGAAGGCTGCATGGTGAGGCTATCCGCTAACGGATGGACGTGGACTATGCAGACGCTTAGGCGGTGGATAGCTGCGTTCGCTGCTGGGACTATGCCGGATGGGAAGAAGTCTAGTAATTGCAATGGTATGAAGTTACAGAAAGATAGATATGGAATGGAGCCACCAGTCGATGATTACAATGACGTTGGGAAGGCTAAACAGGCAGCATGGGAGAAAAGTTTCGGAATAGGTGGGGATCAGAATGAACAGTAATAGAGATCTGTCAGTTCTTAATTACGAAGTTCGAGAAAGTATTTCTAATGTCTTTCACTGGCGTATCCTTGCAAAATTGTCTATCTCTTCAACAAGGTCAAAAGAATTGGCGATGATGGATTACAAAGCGTATTTGAATACGCAAGAGTGGGCAGAGATACGAAAGTTCATGCACGACACGATAGACCACTGCGCTGGATGTGGCTCAGGCTCAGATCTTCAAGTTCATCATAGCAACTATCCACAAAGAGGCTCAGAGTGTGTTGCTGATCTGACAGTTCTATGCGGTAGTTGTCATAGGAAAATACACGGCATAGATGAAAGCAATGGAGGTGCAACATGATTCGCGGCGTAGCGTTGGGAGAAGTATTCAGCAAGGATAGTTTCGATACGTTCAAGGTAACAAGTGGGAATGAGAAGGCGCTCGCCGCGTGCAAGCGTGTAGCAGATGGCGGTGAACGTGGCGTAGTGCTAATTGGATCGAATGGCCGTGGAAAGTCTCATCTGATCGAGTCATTGGCGCGTGAGTTCGACAAGGTTCACTCTTACATTCCTAGCGAGTCAACCGATGGAGAGATGGTTGAAGTTCCGCCATTGCGCGAGTTAATGGACATGCAGTTTGAAGAAGAGCCTGTCGATTATTTTGCTCCATATCTCAGAGCTGATGAGATAGCCAAGCACGCGCACGTAGAGTTCTGGCCTGCGCTTGATCTTGTCGCGGCACTCAGGAAGGATGCAGTAGACGGTAACGGAGAGATAGTCGAGAGGTGTATGCGATGCGATCTGCTTGTGCTTGACGACATAGGCCGAGAGAAGATGAGTGACTTCGTTGCTCAGGAATTTCACCGTATCGTGGATTACAGGTATCGACAGATGTTGTTGATTGCGGTGGCAACGAACCTGACGCGGGCGCAGATCACTGAACGGTACGGAGCTCACACGATGTCTAGGTGGGCGGCTATGTGTGACGTGATAGATGTTGATGGGAAGGACTATCGGCTGAATGGTGGCGCTTGATGCCAAGGCGGCAGAGGCGTTTGAGAGTAGGATGAAAGGAGGCGTGTGATGAAACTACCTGATGACCTTATCGGCTTACGACTTGGCTCATGGGAAGTCGTTGCAGTTAGCGGACAGCGGATTGATCTGATCGATGTTGATAACGTCCCAATGATAATGTCACTTGGAAGATTCCGCGTTCTTTGGCTATCACAAGAGGAGACGTGATGCCGCGCTTGACATCACCTCACCAGTACGCTACGATGATGTAACGATAAGGGAGGCAACATGGTAGAACGACTCACGCTACAGCTCCACGACGTGAACGACGCAGACATCGTGGCGTATCTTGACGAACGAAAGGCGGATGAATCAGACAGCAAGAACGGCGCTGTGAAGCGTGCGATACGTGCGCAGATGGAGAAGGAAAGTTAGCAAGGAGGCGATGATGTTATTGGCATGGTTGTTGATTGGATTCTTCGTTCTTGGTGTGGTATTACTGATTGTCGATATAGCGGTATGCGACGTTACTTCAGATGGAGCTCTTGGCGCGACTGGTATTGCAATAGCAATAGTCGCTTTTCTACTTGCTGTCATTTTTGTTCCTGCCCAGCACTCACATGTCCTATCTATCCCGTTCAGGATTGCGGCGTTAGAGCGAACCGTAGAACAACAGAAGGAACTCATTGCGATTGACGCTACTCTTGGCCAGGGGCTAGAGGGACTTGAGATCAAGCAAGAGATTCAGGGCAACATCAGCAAGCTAAACAACCTGATTGCCCGCGCTGAATACATCGCCGTCTCACCGTGGTGGATGTTCAAGCCCCAGGAGGCGACCGATGAAAGCTAAACTAGCAGGCTTACTATTGGCAGCGATCACGCTATCAGCGTGCATCTTCTCAACGATGGACATCACCCGCGCAGAGTTCGTTCCAGGGCGACCTGACACGGTTCTCGTTGCAGCGGAAGTATACTCTGGCGGTCCAGACCGTTCGTATACGTGGACGATTCACTGGGGCGACGGCTTATCTGAGACGTGGAGCGGACTGGATCACGCATGGCCTAATCAGCCGAATAACGAATCGAAGGTGGCGCTATTGCACACGTATGAACCTGGAGAGTACGAGGTGACGTTGCGGTGTCATTGTGTTGGTAGCAGCTCCGTCGTGTTCATAGTTGGCGAGGAATAGTGGAAGGCTACGTAACGCTATTCGAGGCGTCAAGGATACTGGGCGTCGTGAAGAACACCGTCTGCATGGCGGGCAATAACCTCGGCTGGGAGTGCAAGTATGAAGGCAGAGGTCGCGGCATGAAGAAGCTATACAAGCTCTCCGACGTTGAGGCTCTTCGCCTTCTGCGCAAGAACTTCAACACGCCGATCAAGTTCGACCGTCCGAGCTGCGGTGCATGGGTGCGTGAGTTGGTCGCAGAGGTGGACGCGCTTACCGAGTGGCCTTCTGATGAGTGGATCGACGAGCGCACGACTGGTAGCTATCGGCGGATGGACATCGAAGGCGTGATAGATGAGCGTGTGTTTCGGAAGGTGAATGGCAAGCACTTACTTCCGTTGCGTGAGCCATCTATGTCGCGAGAGGATGCTAGGAGGCGCAGATGGAAGACGGACGATTAACCCACTTGTGCTGCACCGCGCTATTCACCGCCATGATTACGCGTAAGCTGGAATGGTACTTTGATGGCGTTCTGATTGTAGGCGAGTGGAGTGCGTTTGGAGTGATACCGCTGGAGAGATGCCCGTTCTGTTCTAGTACGTGTTGACTTTCTCCTCTGTGTATGATATGATTGCGTATAGATCTTTGACAACGTGCGAACGACGGCAGCGTGGATGGACACGAGTTAACCTACGTCGGTGGTGATTACTGGCTGAGTGCAGGTGTAGTGAGCCTCACAAGATACCGTCCGAGGGTAATCCAGAATCGACAACTACTGGGGATGCCCCTGAAGACTTAAATATCGGGAAATGCCAGGAGCCGGTATCAAGCCCGGCCCGTCGTTCGGATACATGAGGCGCGGCACAGCGGACAAGGCTTAGGCGGGATAACGTACCAACAATACGTGAAGCCCCGGTGGGAAGCGAGTGGCTGACCAGCCGCGCCAACTAGGAGGAAACATGGCATCAAAGTACATGATGTACTCGCTTCAGTGCCATCCGAAGACTGACGCTGACATAATCGAGTTTCTTGAGAGACAGAAGAAGCGTAAGACGACTAGCATGAACGAAGTTATGAAGGAAGCAATTCGCGCACATATCGGAGGGCGAGATGCTGGCAAGTGACGTGAGGCCCATCCCCGGATGGGATTGCTATGGCGCGACAGAAGATGGCAATATAGTTAGTTGGAAAACAAGGCGCTTGAAATTCGTCAACGGCTCGATAACGGATGATGGATACTTGAAAATAAGTCTACGCAAAGGAAGAGAGCTAAAAACCTTTCGTGTTCATCGACTAGTATTTTCTGCTTTCCGTGGTGAAATCCCAGACGGGTTTGAGGTCCATCACATCAATGGAATTAAGACAGATAATAGCATGGCAAATCTTGATCTTGTTACGCACTATGAAAACATGACTAGGGCGTGGCGAGACGGATTGATTGTTCCGCCGCATGGAGAGGAAAATGGAAGCGCAAAACTAACAGAGGAGAATGTTAATGAGATTAGGACGCTACTTGGGAAACAAAGCCAGGGCGTGATCGCTGCGCTATTCAATGTTTCTCAGCCAACGATCAGCAATATTTCTACTGGAAAGAACTGGGGGTGGCTTCATGCCCGTTAGCGCCTTGGCAAGAGCGGCAGTCATCGAAGCAAGCGGCGGCATGTGCGAGGAGGCGTGATGATTGATACAGACGTATATTTGATGACCATTATGATAGTAGACCATGAGCGATACGGCTCTGATGAGATTGAACAGTTGCTCGGAATGGGGCACGTGAGCCTAAGCATAATCAAGTCTCAATGCGTGCCTGTAGAGTGGATCGACGATCACCCATTGAACAACTCTGAGACGTGCGATGCAGAGATAGCCAGCATGTTTGGAGAGAGCGAGGATTCAAATGCCAGTTAGCAAGTTTGCCAGAGAAAAGGTCATAGAATTATCTGGCGGCATGTGCGAGCTTTTTCATGAAGGACCAACAGAAGGTTCGCTGATAGCTCATACTCGACACCAAGGAATCGGCGGCGCATCGCCGGACGCTGAGTGTAACGATCCCAATGTGCTACTATACGCGTGCAAATCGTGCCACGATCTCATAGACGGGCGATTGCGTGAGGTCCATCCTATCGTCGCAGAGTTCAACCGCAGTGAAGGCGTCCTTGAGATAGTGAACGAAGAGCGCCGAGCTATGCCGCACGATCAGATATTCTTCCACCAGTGGCCCGTATGGAGAGAGGCGGTCGGTAGGTATCCACGCTTGGTAGACGCGATACGACGCAGGAATGAGGGCGCGTTCGACTTGGCAAAGGAACTCGCATTCTTCAGTGAGAAAGGTTCGGAGCTGTTCCGGGTATGCCCCGAAGTGAAGCAAATGCCTACAGCCACGTTCTGGACGTTCGTATCGCTCATTGGCATGACATCATCCGCTGCAAAGGAACTGATACCTATTGGGAAGTGGCTGAACTCTGAGGGGATGGAGTCCACTAGGGGTATCGACGTTGACGCATTAGATGCACTTAGCAAGGCTCCTGATGATGAGGTGGATCGGCTGATAGGTCTAACCGCTCGTCTCCCTGAGTTCTTCGCAGAGGTGGACAAGGTGACGGCTAAGAAGCACGGACGGCGGGCGCACTATCTCAGGCAGGATAAGACAACGCTGGAGATTGAGGATATGGGATTGATGGATGTCGAGCCTGATGTCGTCGAGGCGTTCGATCTCATCAAGGGGAAATACATACGAGGCAAGGAGGCGTGATGGGGATTGTTAGTGCATGGCGTGACTTTGATAGAGCTATTTCTGAAATAAACAATCTAAGACAGGAGCCAAGCGTATCAGATCTGACGAGAGAGCGTATCGAGCGAGCGATTGCGGTGACGACTATCGCAACATGCGAAGAAGTGCATGAGGCATATGAGCGTCTTGGTTCGTGGGATGACGTTATCGCAGCAGCAGAGAAGACGTGCGAAGGATGGCGGATGGACGCGGTTGTTGATGGTATTCTAGCGGCGCGAGAGCTTGATAATGCAGCGAATGATGGCGCGAAAGCTGCAAGAACGCTTCGTCTTGCGCTTCGCATTGCTGAGATAATTGTAGAGGAGGCATGATGCAAGCGACTGAGAAGATGAAGAAGGCAGACTTGGTGGAGTACGCAGAACGATTAGAGGCAGCACTGTTGCCATTCGGCGCGTTCAAAGGCGCGGTAGAGGTCGCAGAGAGTCGGAAGGCGGCAGCGGTAGACATCGGTATCAGCACGGCGCGGCTGCGAACGGTTGTCGACCTGTGCGATGAGATTCAAGCTAGGGAGGAAGCCGATGAAGATAGCGCGTGAGATGTTCGACGCTCTGGACAATGCGTTCATCCTTGACGTTTACGAAGATGAGCAAGCTAGAGCAGTATCACTTATAGCCGCGTTTCTATATCCTGTTCGAGACGCCCTGAAGGAAATCATCGACATCGAGCAAGATAACAACCAAGGTATGCAGACGTGTGTTGAAAAGCTGGCCGAGGAAACGCTCGCCATGTTCGAGAAATCAGATGCCGCGCCCAAGTAGGTTCATAGCTGGCGTGATAGGAATACTTATCTGTACCAGCGCGGTTGTTATCGGAGTGTGTGGCGTGATGGCTATCGTGCGGTGGATGGTGTTTGGAGGTTGATGATGAAGCACATCAAGTATGAGCTAGACTTCATACCTGTAGATGAACGGATGCCTGATGTTGGTGAGGTAGTCTATGCGCTATTCGGTCACGAGCTTGCACCGTATTCGTTCCCCATTCTAGTTACCAGAGAGACACGCGGATGGGTTGATTGGTTGCCTGGACCTGATGGTCACGTCACGATGTATCCAAAGGCTACTCACTGGGCTAAGGTGCATACGATATGGTCGTAACGATAGTACCTTTCAAGCTCTATGGATGAAATCGTGTATACTGAGTCGGTGATAGCATGGCAGGACTAACAGCTAAACAAGAAAGCGCGTGTCTCAAGTACATCGAGTGTGGAGACAAGAGCGAGGCATACCGATTCGCGTATAACTGCGAGAACATGAAGCCCGAAACGATCAATCGTAACGCTCACGCCCTGTTTGAAGAGAACAGCAAGATCGCAACAAGGGTCAAAGAACTGCGTGCTGGTATCGAGAAACGTACTGAGATAACCGTCGATGGCATACTGAAGCAGTTGGTTGAGGACCGTGAGTTTGCGAAGTCGTTAGACAACCCATCGACCGCAGTACGCGTGACGGAGTTACTTGGCAAGCATCTCGGCATGTTCGTTGATAGGGCTGAGGTCGACGTGACCGTTAGAGGCCCATCGACCGTCCGTGCCTACGAAGACAAGGATGAGTAACGCACCTGGTAAGACTGCATGGGCGTACTGGTATCAGAGAGCGACGCTTGATGCTGCAACGGACGGCAAGCGATTCATTGCGATGATCGGCGGTACAGGTGGCGGTAAGACTTGGTGGGGTCCGTGGTGGATGGAGGATCTCATAAGCCGTGACGTTGAGGCTGGCAACGGTGAAGGCGCTCAGTACCTTGTGATCGGTCGCACCTACTCCATGACCAGAGACATCCTCGTCAGTGAGTTCGTCGATCACTTCAGAGACACGATGTATGAGGGCGAATGGTTCGCGTCTAAGATGGCCTACGTTCTGCCTACTGGTGGTACTGTCTACTTCCGATCTGCTGACGAGCCGTATCGCATTGAAGGATTCCACACTCGTGGTATCTGGATGGATGAACCGAGCGAGATGCCCGCGCTCATTTGGATCGTCGCTCAGTCGAGGGTCGGGCTGTATCAAGCGCCCATCCTGTTCACCGGCTATCCGACGAACATGGGTTGGTACTACAACTCGATCTATCTGCCTTGGAAGAATGGCGATCCTGACTACTGCTGCATTCAGTTCGACTCAACAGAGAATCCGATGTACTCACAGAAGGAAATGGATCGTGCCAAGGCTACGCTACCAGGATGGATGTACGATATGCGCCATCGTGGTATGTTCCGTAAGCCGTTCGGCCTAGTGTATCCAGACTTTGGAGCGCACCTGTTCGTCGATCCGTTCAAGATACCTGACGATTGGCCGACGTACACGATGGTCGATCCTGGCATCCATTACGGCGCGTTGATGTGGGCGTGGCATGAGGGCGTCTTCTACGCTTACAACGAGTTCTATGCTGATGAAGTGAAGGGAGCCGATGAGTACGCGACGGCCATGCTCGGTAAGCAGGAGGGCGTCAACCAAGGATGGATATACGATCCGGCTAGACTGACCGACGTGGTGAACCTCGCAGATCATGGCTGTGGTCCATTCTACAAGGCCAACAATGCCATCGACGCGGGCATCGTTACTCTTACAGGAATAATCAAGCAAGGCAAGCTGAAGGTGATGAACGGGCGGTGTCCTAACTTCGTCGATAAGATGGAGAAGTACAGCTATCCGACTGACGCAGCTAGTGGCAAGATCAGCAAGGACAAGCCGATCAAGAAGGATGACCATCTACCTGACTGCGCACGCTACGGCGCACACACGCTTGCCAGTTCACCGCTAGAGGAACGTGGTATAATGGAAGTGGATCTTGGAGAGGAGATCAGTCCGTACTAGGAGGCAGAGATGGGGCAGAAGTTGTATGACATCAAACTAACAGGACCAGAGATAGGGCACAT